CGGGTATCGTGGAAATCCACGGTTCCATCTCGAGTGAACTCAAGAGTGGATGACGCGCCAAAAAATCTCTTGGATTAGAGACCAGTAGGCAGTAGTCGTCATGCGAAGTCCCAAAGGAGTATCACAAAACAACACATCGAAGTCAGAGAAAGACTTATCCCCCACGGAATTGGAAACCGTAGGGAACGCATCATCTAAGACCTGGGAATAGGAAACCGAGTCCTTTAAACGGCTTCCTCCGACGGCCGCAGATATCCGCGGCGACCAGTTAGAACTCCCTCGAGGAGAGGGGGCACTCTGGAACGTCAACGTCTGTTGAAACAGACGAAGCGCGTCGAAGAAACTTGGCCATCTTTTCACAATTGTCCGCGGATTTGACCCGATTACTCGGAGTTCATTACGTTGGCGAGAGTAGCTGATGTCTGGTATATGACTCATGAAGCTGAGAAGTGGATCTGACGTATAGTCCCAAATATGGGAACCAAACGCAGTTTTGCTCCAAAGCAACGAAGTGAGGTTTTTAGTCCCCAAGTCGGTACACAAGTCAAGAAACACATTTACCATCTAAACCCTCCGACGATAACTACATTCCGTTGACAACGATGAAGAACGACCCATGGTCGACGCAGACGTGTCCCATTACGAGGCCAGAATTGAACTGGACCTCTAGGAACCGCAAGTCGACGACCACAGGCAGTACAACGTCCACTAATCACCCCCATTGCTATTGCTCCAGATGGTAACTAAACCCACCAGATAGACAGCACGATGGTGATTGGGTAATTCGGAAAACGCCGTGAAGACGTAGCCCGGAATCATTTGTTCGGTTGTTTCCTTCATACCAGAGGGATGAAAACTCCACTTGGTAGATAGGATACCACGAGTTGGTACCATGTCTGGCATCAATTCAAAGTAATCCGCGTATTGGACGACGAAGTCGGCCAAGACATCGATAAAGGGACTGAGAGCAACGATTTGCATCGCCGCTGCTTTCGCTCTTTTGGAACGAAAGTTCCTGTCTTTAATCATCGATGTTGCTGAGAACAACCTTACGTATTCCACGATAGGACCTTTCCTAAGGGCCCTAAAGTGGACCCAATTAAAGTGAACGTTAGTCG